TGTCGGCATAGGGACCTCCTAATTAGATGTTTCCTCCGGCCCTCGGGTTTCTAGGTTTTTCATCCCACGTTGAACCTGGGGCTTTTGGTCGCTCGTTCCATGGATCTGGAACCTGAACTTTTGGAGTGTTTTTTGCCTTTTTAAACATATCGGCGACATAAGAAACAGCCAAACGATATGGCGCACTCCCCTTTTGAATTTCTTTCATCGATACATTTACATCGACCCCATACTTCTTACTTAAAGCTTTTGCCAATGCATCTTCTCGTTTTCCTTGCTTTTCCCAACTTTCATTAAAACGACGATCAAATTCTTTTCCGAGATTGTCATAGGCCTTGTCGATATCCCGCTGACTCATTTTTGATTTATTCTTATAGATCTTCCTATCTTCCGCATCATACCAAGCGGCAAGTTTTGCTCTTTCTCCGACGCCTTTTTTGTTAATTGCTGACTTTCCAGCATTATACTCTCCGACCTGCTTAGACATCGTTCTTAATTCACTAGTAGAATATCTCTTCTTCCCGGCAGCAGTCAAACTTCCATCAGAATTCTGAAACCGTCGTACTCCCCACTTTTGGCCTTTGATGCCATGGTGGTAAAGTTCATTATGATAATACATAATAGCCTCCTGCCAGATTAATGCTTTTTAGACTTATAATAATGAGCCCCAGCAGCACCAGCGTTTCCGATAGCCTTAATACTCTGATACGCAGAACCAACCTCAAGCCCCATAACCGCGGCGCTCCCGGCCCCACTAATGGCCCCTGCCGCAGCATATTTTCCGTTAGCGAGCAAAGCGGCCGATGCTACCGTTGACAACCGAGCGACCCCGTATGCGCCAACACCCATTAATACTGATTTTGCAGCAGATTTACCAGCGGTTTTGGCTCTAGATATAGCCATTTTCTTTTCTTCTTCGCTAGTATGTTTTTCCTTGAACTCCTTCTTAAAACCAGAATTAGCTTTTTTATAACGATCGGACTTTGCTATTTTCTGAGCTGGTTTACGTGCAATTTTCACGACCCCAGTACCAACTTTTCTTAAAGCCGAATCAAAGCCATAACGTTTCTTTCCAGCTCCGGTCAGACTTCCATCCTCGTTCTGAAACCGTCTTACACCCCACTTCTGGCCTTTGATACCATGATGCATTAAGTATTCTTCCATTTTGAATTTTTCTCCTTATTCAAATGCGTCTTTGTTAAGTTTCCATGCTATATATGCGTCCATCATAGCGGATACATTATCAATCTTCTGATCGCGACGCTTCTTGAGCAATTTGCGGTTGCCATTAGTGTCCTCGAGAGTAATGCAGTTGCCCATCGTGAAACACATCAGCTCCTGATCAAAGATGAGCATCCGTTCTCCGGCCAGCTTTTTAAGCTCGCCAAGAGGAACTGATTCGGTCTTTGCTCCTTGAATGACCTTCTCAATCCCAAATGGGCCATTCTCGGATTCCCACCGCTCAACAAACTCTCTTGCGTTATATGGGTCGTAGCCAAAGCAGCGGACATCGTAGCCAGAATCAACAATAAACCTGTCAAGATCCTCATAGACATCAATCATGTCTAAGGTAGTCCCTTCAAGGACTATTAGGCTTCCCTCTTTAATAAACTCTTCGTACTTAATTCGCATAGCACCAGGAAGCTTATTAAGAGTTAAAGACGATATATAGCTTCTGCATTTAATTCCGAACGAACCATCTTTAAGAGGAAACAGAAATGTGAAAGCACAGAAGTCGTCGCCCTGAGAAAGGTCTCCACCAAGAGCGCAAGGCATAGACCAGAAGTCTCGTCTTCTATGTGGAAGGGTTTCTTCATATGTAAAGAAGTAGGTGTAACCTTCCATCGGAATGTTAAACCTCTTTGCAAGAATATCATTCTTTGCCGCAGGGTTCTTTTCGGATCGATCTACATCTAGTTGATAGGTCTCATAGGAGACTGTTTTTCCAAGATTTGGATTCGCCTTAATCCACATCGCTGGGTCAGCAACCTCAGAGATGTCGTCGAGTTTGTAATACCAGATTGATACATGCGGGTTAATGTACTCCCCTTTAAGGATCTTCATTAACTCCATTTTGATTGTATCGCCTGAGCCATTACGGACAGTTCCCTCAGAGCTAGACGCAATAATCAAGTAGTCGTCATTTTTAGACGCACCTTGCTCAATAGCACCGATTACATCTTCTCGAATATCGCAGGAAAGCCACTCGTCAATTGTGGCAATCTTACAGCGAAGACCCTGTAGCTTATCAATGCTCATTGGGCGAATCTCAAGAAGCGAGTTAGTCAGGAAGTTCTCGATTCCCTTCTTGGTGGAGGCAAGCTTAACCCGATTTGCCTTAGACCCGGTAGTGTTCTGAATCGACCCTTCGGTCAAGAATTGCATAACCGGCCCACGAGCCCTTGTTATTGCGGTTCGAATCGGTGACATCACCTCTTCGGCCAGTTTCATTGTCGGGGCGGTTGTTATTTGATGTGTCGTCGTCGGGTCTACTATCAGGTAGTAGTCCTGAATAAAAGAGTCGTACATAGATTTAGCAGCACCTCGTGTAATAACAAGGTACTGCTTATTAATAAGTCTCTTTTTAATACGCTTTGTCACATAACGACCACCATGACCGTCGTTGTTTGGTTTCCAGACAGATCGCTCAACGAAGTAATACCAACCAAAAACCTGCTCTCCCCAAAGCTTGAAACTATCGAGCAGTTTAAGATCCGACCCATCAGTAAGAGTCAGCTCGTTTTCGCAGAAACGAATCCACCCTTCTACTGCTTTGTCATCATAGTAGACACCTGGGTTATCTATGAGAGCATCGATACGGTTCATTTCCATCTCGATTTCTCTGCAAATAGGAATTTCGCCACGGATTACGGCTTCACGAAACTGGCCGTAATATCTCGGGACGGCAGTATTCGATAAAGCCATTTTGAATTGTTCTCCTTAATTGTTCCGAACCCGGTTATGCCCATCCGCCAAATTTTTTTCCATCGGAAAGCCAAAGAACTGCGTCTTTTACGTCTTCTGGTGCCTTAGAAATAATAGAATCTACATACTTTTTATAGACGTTTGCGGCGCCAGCAACGGCGGTCATCGTTCCAGCAACTTTAACAAAACCCTTAACAAACTCCATTCCTTTATTCCTTTTCTTTGTTAGTGATTTGTACTGTTGCTCCATCTGAAGCCGATTGTTTCTATCACGCAGTTCCTTATCGCTCATTTGAGATATTGGCTTCTTAGAATGGGCTTTTGTGTAGTCCTCATGAGGCTCAACATTTCTACGGCGCTTTCCTTCAGACGTATAGGTACCATCCTTGTTCTGAAATCGTCTGATACCCCACTTCTGGCCAAAAATGCCATAATGAGCCAAATAACTAGTTTCCATTTGTTCACCTACTTTCCGGTGGCAACGTTAGATCTCCACTCAAATTCCTGAATCTGCTTTTCCATTGCGTTGATTAAGGAACCGTTCTGTGGTGGATCAAATATGAGTTTTACTTTTAAGAACATGTATGACTTAATCAACTCGATTTCCCCGTCCGGAATAAAATCGCTCCAAACAGCCGTCTTGTCTTTAATAGTGAATGGTTTATCCGGGCCGATTCCGAGCTGATTCAGAATTAGGAAGACCGAATTAATATGTATGATTAGGTCTTGGTCGAAGTGCTCATACTCTTCTTCTGGGCCAAGCATTTTCTTAATGCTTGTAAGAATACTTTCATTCATTTTGAATTTACCCCTTTTATACCATACCAAGAGATCGGTTGGCCTTAATCATCCTTTCAACCAAAAACTTAGCAGAAGAATCATCGTAGTTTAAATCCTTAAGATATGCCATGGTTAAATCCTTTCCAGCACCTCTTAAATAGCCATCTGCATACTTACGACCAGAAACTCCATATGATATGCCGCCATCCCATGGATCTCTAAAACCCTTTTTTGGCCGACGAGACCACAATTCTTTGTTCTTTGCGTCATACTCCTCGAAAGTCATTGTCCCATTTTCTATAGCTCTTTCGGAAGATTTTTCAAAACGATCCCACTCCCTCTCCCATGCTTTCCACGCATCAGAATTAAGATACTTGTTTCGTTTTTCTCTCGCGTCATCTAAGTATTTCTTAGAATTTGGACCAATTGGCGTGTTGACCATCCATCTATTTGATGCACCATGTATTTCTGACCGTTTAGCCCTAACTTGCTTCTTTAAATCTCTATATGCTAGTTCGCCTCGAGCATACCGCTTTTTCCCGAGCGGAGTAAGTGTTCCGTCCTCATTCTGGAATCGTCTTACGCCCCACTTCTGGCCTTTTATGCCGTGGTGCATTAAATATGAATTATTCATTGTTACCTCCTCCAGGGGCATGTATCGTTTGGCTTTCGGACAATTAGCTTGTCAAACGCCAAAAGCGATTCGTCACCATAGTGAATCGCATCGTGTGTCGATTTCATCGTAGAAATCAGGTACTCTGGATTTAAAAGAATGTCTGCTCTTCGAACAATGTCTTTTGCAGAAATTGGATTCATGTGGTGGATCAGGACTCGTCCAAAAATCTCATGACCATCACAACCCAAGTCCAAAACGCAGTCGCCGTTGCTATCACGAAGAATAACTTCTCGTCGGACAGCCTTCCATTCTTCTGAATGGTAAAAGATCTGATTCAAATATCGATCAAACCCGAATGTTGACTCGCCAACAACGCCATCAAGTCTTAGGTACTCAAATCGCTCCTCAAATGTTGGGAGCCTTATCAACTCACTATACGTCCTCATCGTCTTCTT